ATATGAAGGTATAGGTGAATCCGAAACCGAAATTACAGCAGTTTTAATCGAGGTAAAAGAAGGTGCAATCCCATTTGAAAAAATGACAGTATCCTCTGCCATAAAAAAAGCAATAAATGAAGCTATTAGTAAAATGCCTTAGTATCTTTTTCCCATTTATCCTCTCAGCTCAAATCAAAATAGATGATGTTGGAGATGGATGGAAAAATAAAGTTGAACAGGCTATAGAGGTTATAAAACAATATGATTACGAGAAGTATACTCTATTGATAGAAAACTGTGAGCATGTTAGTTACTCACTTTTATCTTTTTCTACTACCGAAAGTGGGACTACAATCTTAATTGCTCAAAAAGAGATATTAAAGGGAAATATTAATGATATAGCTGCTATTTTAGTACATGAATCCCTTCATCTATATTTACTTAAAAACCAAATTAAGATGGAATTTAATGAGGAAGAAATATTATGTTACACATATGAAATTGAATTGCTTTTTAAAATACCTAATGTGGAACCTTGGTTAATAGAACATGCAAAACATCAAATTGAATTCTATTTAAAACCTTAATATTTATAATTGAAAAAGTTATTTAAAATAAAGTTATTTGATTATTAACTAAATTTAAATAACAAATGAAAAAATTCTTTAAACAATTGTTTGATGATAACAATTCAATCAACGAAAAAGCAGTAGTTGGTTTCATAGCATTTTTAATGCTAGTAATAGCTTTAGCAGTAGATTTAATTACTGGGGCTTATGGTAATCCATTGTTAATCAATAAATTTATTTTTGATGGCTTTATGGTAATCGTATTAGGATCATTTGGTATTGCTTCTGTTGACAAGTGGTTAAATAAGAAAGATAAACACGAAGAAGATAGTAATAACGAAAACTAATAAAAAATGAGCTTAAAAAGTTTACAAGAGAAAATAGGAGTAACAGCCGATGGTGCTTTTGGTCCAGGTACAATAAAAGCCGCTATGGCTTATTACAAATTAACCCCAGTACGTGCAGCACATTTCTTTGCTCAAACGTCTCACGAAACAGGAGGTTTTAAAGCATTTTCAGAAAATTTAAATTATTCATCCCAAGGATTACAAGGGATTTTTGGTAAATACTTTCCGGGTAATTTAGAAGAGTCATATGCGCGCCAACCAGAAAAAATTGCCAACCGAGTATATGCTAGCCGAATGGGTAATGGCGATGAAGCATCCGGAGATGGTTGGAAATATAGGGGGCGAGGTGCATTACAACTTACCGGAAAATCGAATTATGAAGCTTTTTCAAAATATTTGAATAAGCCCGAAATAATAACTACTCCCGATTTAGTAGCAACTACTTATGCTTTTGAATCAGCAATGTTTTTCTTTGACCGCAATAAATTATGGGACATATGCGATAAAGGCGTTGATAAAAACGCGATACTTGCGCTTACAAAACGAATCAATGGCGGAACACATGGCCTTGCGGATCGCGAAGAAAAAACATTTAAATATTATCAATTCGTAAAATAAATAAAATGGCATATACAAGAGAACAAATTGAAGCTGCTGTTAAAGCCAAAGGGTATGTTTGGTTTGAAGGAGCAAAAGATTTTGATGTAAATATAGTAGGAGTTAGAAACTCATCAACTGGTCAAGTAGTAACAAATGTATTTGATGATACAATAACTGTTTCTTATAAAGAAGGGGGTGAATGGAGATTTGGTCAATGGCCTTGTACTACAGACCCTGGTAAGAAAGGAGTAAAAGAATACCATAATGCAGCTGGGGTTGCTCGTTTAGTTGAAGGTCAATATAGAGGTTCACACACTTTAGGTTTACACCAAGGAAAATACGAAGCTTTAAAACAAGCTAAACCAGTAAAAGTTTATCGTGATGCAAATAGAGATATGACTTATGATGAAACTAAAATTGCTGAGGGTGTATTTGGTATTAACATTCATAAAGCAGGTGCAGATTCTACTTACGTAGAAAACTGGTCTGAAGGGTGTCAAGTATTTAAAAAAGCATCAGATTTTGAAGCATTTATGGTTATTGCTCGTAAAGCAGCCGCTATTCATGGTAAATCATTTACATATACCTTAATCGAATCTTCAGATATTAAGTAAATAAATAATAAACTATTAGGAAAGCCGGGTAATCCCGGCTTTTTTTGTATATATTTATATTCATAAAGTTATAAAGTACATATGTATGTATGTGGATAAAGACAAAATATTTGATTTATTTGATTCTTCAGGTGAAGGTTCTAAACCTTTATTTGATCATGAAAATGATATGTCCTATTTATTAGAGGATTATAAACAACATCCTTTATTCTGGGTAGGAATGTTTAAGAAACTTATCTATAATCATAAAACCTTCAGTAAAAAAGTAATCCAATTCTTTGAGAAAATGAATGAAGAATTAGATTTATTTGATGTCGAAAATGCTGGAGAATTTATAGCGTACAATAGAGCCTGGTATTGGATAGAGAAGGTAGACTTATCATTAGAATATCATCAAGATGCTATCCATTTCCATTCAGATGAAATCTTCCTATCCAGTGTAAAATTTACAATTTCATATTTTGAAGAATCAGAAGAATATGAAAAATGTGCGCATCTTAAAAAAATCCAAAATCTTATTGAAAGCTTCTTAAAGTAAGCTTGGAGGCATGATATTGATCTCGTATATTGGGGATACGAGGGTTTAAAACATTTAAAATAAAGTATATGAAGAATAGAGAGATTATAATGAGACGATTAGAACGGGTGGAAGGGAATATTGAGAAACTATATTTCTTCCTAAATCGAGGAGGGTCATCCGAACAAGTAGAGGAAGTATTAAGAGATGCACGTGAATGTCTCCAAGATGCTAAGTCATTTGTTCAACAAGAACCGTTATCCCCCGGAGAAGTAAATCAATATTAAATAAGTTATATGCAATTAACAGCAGAACAAATCCAAGACAATTGGAATGAATTAATGGGGTATATTAATGAGTACATCTCGGAACCTCGTAAAGAAAAATTATTAGCATTCTATGATCAATATGCCGAACGCATAATGTTAATGCCTGCTGCTCATAAAAAAGAATATCATAATGCTTTTCCTGGAGGATATGTTGAGCATGTTTTACGTGTTATTAGATGTTCTATTAAACAAGCTGAGTTATGGCAAAGTGAAGGATGTGATATGTCTACATTTACAACTGAAGAATTAATATTCTCAGCTTTGAATCATGATTTAGGTAAAATGGGAGATGAAGAACAAGAATCATATATTCCTCAGACTGATAATTGGAGACGTGAAAAATTAGGAGAAGATTATATGTTCAATACTAAAGTATCATTTGCTTCAGTCCCAGATAGAGGATTATTTATGTTACAGTCTCATGGTATTCAGTATACATTTAATGAAATGATTGCTATTCAGACGCATGATGGTTTATATGATAAGGCAAATGAAAAATACCTTATGTCTTATATGCCAGAACAAAAACCAAGAACATCTTTACCTTTTATTTTACATCAGGCCGATTTAATGGCTGCACGTATCGAATTTGAACGTGAGTGGTTACCTAAATTAAAAGAAGATAAAAAACCCTTGGATGCCGGAAAGAAAAATTTTACATTGGGGTCAAATGATAAAAAATCATATCCTTCAGCATCAAATAAAGTGAAAGCTTTAAATAGTGTGAAAAGTGATAGTTTAAAAAATATGTTAGATAACTTATGATACTATTAGTAATTATATTGTCAATATTGGTCGTAATCTTAGGATATACGACCTTTAACCTTTTACGTAAAAACGAAAAACAAGAAGATATTTTAGCAGGATATATGAGATACCTAAATAAAATCTCAGATATTATCCAAACATCTAATAGAAAATTAGAAGAAATAGATGCTAAAGGTAGTTTTAAATCAGATGATGAAATCGGTTTTTTCTTTCAATCAATCCTAGCTATCCAAGATGTATTAAATTCGTTTGATATACGAAAATTGTAGTATGGAACAAACAGTAAAAAAGAAAAAGGGAGTACAATATTTTACTCAAGCTACTGAAAATGCCATTATTAGATACAACCAATCTTCTGATTTTGATGAACGTTCAAAGATATATAGAGAAGAAATACATTATGCTTTCTTTAAATTAACCGAAAATATCATTCATACTTTTAAATTTTATTATACTGAAGTAGATAATATTGAAGATTTACAACATGAAGTAATTACATTCCTTTTATCTAAAATTCAT